GGCGATGGACCGGATAACCGACGGGCTGATCAGCTACGAACTTGCATTCCAGCAGAGCGCGCTTCGCGCGGCTCTACCGGCGCTGGTGCAGGAGGCATACCCCGTTGTGTCGCCGGCGTTCAGCGCGGTGAAAGCAATCGCTCAGGCGCGGCCATTCCAGGGGCGCTTGCTCAGGGAGTGGATGGCTGGCATTGAGTCCAGCCGTGCAGCCACAGTGCGCGACGCGGTGCGTGCGGGTGTGGTCGAGGGGCGTACTACTGCCGACATCGTTCGCACGGTCATGGGCAGCCGGGCTCAGCAATACGCAGATGGCTCGCTCCAGAAGGCCAGGCGCGACGTTGAGGCGGTTGTGCGATCTGCGGTATCCCATACGGCCGAATCGGCCAGTGACGCAGCGTACGAAGCCAACAGCGACATCATTAGCCATGTCGAGTGGCTCAGTACATTGGACAACCACACGTCGTCCGACTGCCGAATCCGTGACCGCCTGCCGTACACGCTGGGAACCTACAAGCCCATTGGGCACCAGGTTCCCTGGCTGGCCGGCCCCGGGCGCATCCACTTCTGCTGCCGATCCTCCAAGGTTCCTGTGCTCAAGAGCGCCAAGGCCCTGGGCTTCAGCGACGGAGCAACGCGGGCGAGCATGGACGGCCAGGTGCCGGAGTCAACCACCTATGCCGAATGGCTTGGGAAGCAGTCGGCAGCTCGTCAGGACGAGATCCTCGGGCCTGAGCGCGGCAAGCTGATGCGCCAGGGCAAGCTCAAGCTCAAAGACTTCTACAACGACAAGGGCAAGTTTCTTACTCTTGAGGAACTGCGCAGCCGTATGACTGGTGCCTTATAATCCTGGCTTTTCCTGGCCTAGGTAGATCTGATGAAGGTTGTATCAGTATTGATTGCTGTCATGGTTGTCGGTGTCTTGTCTGCGCTTGCAGGTCTGACGGCCGGCATTAACTTCAATCCTCAGTCCACGGTAAAATTTGTGCCCGACTGGGGAAGTCTTGGTGACTGGGTTTCAGGTGTAGGCGCATTTGGTGCTATCTGGGTGGCATTGGCGCTGGCAAACAAGCAGCGGAGCCAAGAGCTTCCAGATCTGCGATTCTCCATGTCGGGTAAATATACGTTTACACTCGTCAATCATGGAAAGCTCCCAGTCATGGTGAATGCTCACAACGTAATTCTGTCTAACCCTAAGGGCGGGGGATCGTTCTGGTTTGGACCTGACTGTCTGTCTAATGATCCTCAGGTGGTAGAGCTGGCGTTTGGGCAGCAAGTGTCTTTCAAGTACTCGGAAGATGTGCTGGGGCACATTGTAGATTGGATTAATAGTAGTTGTGGCGGTAATTTCCAAGATATGAGGTTTATTGTTGGTACGCCGACCAAGGCCTTTGATTTTCCAGCCGATGATTACTTGATTAATCATATAAGATTTGAAATGAAAAAGTCTCCTTTGACTAAATAAGTAGTTGAATCCTTGATGAGGCCCTACCTACGTAGGGCTTTTTTTTGCCCGCAGTTCGGATGGACGGGGCGCAATAGGGCCGGATGGCCTGCGATGGGCGGATGCCCGGAGACCGATATGAAACTGAAGCTCGATGACCAAGGCCATGTTGTTGTTCAGGATGGCAAGCCCGTCTACATCTACGACGACGGTAAGGAACTGCCCTTCGATGCGGCTGGTACCGCCGGGACCATCTCCCGCCTGAATGGGGAGGCGAAGTCCCATCGCGAGCGTGCCGAAGCTGCCGAGGGCAAGCTGAAGCTGTTCGATGGTATCGAGGATGGCGAGGCCGCCCGCAAGGCGCTGGAGACCATCAAGAACATCGACGAAGGCAAGCTCATTGCCGCCGGCAAGGTCGAAGAGATCAAGCTTGCAGCCCAGAAGGCCGCACAGGACCAAGTGGCTGCTGCCAGCAAGACGCATACCGAAGAGCTCGCCAAGGCTCAGCAAGGCCTGGCACAGCGCGACCAGACCATCCACAACCTGCTCATCGGTGGCTCGTTCAAGGGCTCCAAGCTCATCAGCGAGAAGTTCGCCATTCCGGCCGACATGGTGGAGTCCCACTTCGGCAAGGCCTTCATGGTCGAGGAAGGCAAGGTCGTGGCCTACGGCGACGACGGAAACAAGATTTTCTCCCGGGTTCGCGCAGGCGAGCTCGCAGACTTCGACGAGGCGCTGGAAACCCTCGTCGAGCGCTACCCGCACAAGGACTACATTCTGAAAAGTTCAGGTGCTAATGGCGGTGGTGCACAGCACGGCGGCAATGGCCAGACCGGCAAGAAGTCCGTCACCCGCCAGCAGTTCGACCAGATGAACCCCGCCGAGAAGTCCGCATTTGCTGGCTCCGGCGGCATCGTCACCGAATAACCGCTGGCAAACAGTCCATGCCGTGCCCCTGGATAGGGGGCGGCGCTTGGGTCGGATGACCCGTATTCACAAAACCCAAACGCCGATCCTTAGGAGATCCAAATGGCTAACACCCTTACTGGCCTGATCCCAACCCTCTACAACGCGCTCGATGTCGTGTCGCGCGAGTTGGTTGGCTTCATCCCTGCCGTGTCCTCGGACATGACCTTCGAACGTGCTGCGCTCGGTCAGACTGTTACCTCTCCGGTAACCAACGGCGCGACCGCTAGCGACATCGTCCCAGCGGTAACCCCGCCAAATGACGGCGACCAGCAAATCGGCCAGGTCTCGATGACCATCAACAAGGCCCGACGCGTGCCGATTCGCTGGAACGGCGAGGAAAAGCTGGGCCTCGACAACAACGGCGCCTCGTTCAACGTCATTCTGCGTGACCAGATGGCCCAGGGCATGCGCACCCTGGTCAACGAAGTCGAGGCTGACCTGGCTGCGGTGGCCGTGAACGCCTCGCGCGCCTACGGCACTGCTGGCACAACCCCATTTGCCACCAACCTGGCTGACAGCGCCCAAATGCGCCGCATCCTCTCCGACAACGGTGCTCCGCTTGGCGACCTGCAGATGGTGATCGACACCTCCGCCGGCGCGAACATGCGGACCTTGACCCAACTGTCGAAGGCGAACGAAGCAAACGACGACAGCCTGCTGCGCCGCGGTGTGCTGCTGGATGTGCACGGCTTCGCTATCCGCGAGTCGGCCCAGGTGAAGACCCCAATCATTGGCAGCGCTGCTTCCGCGACCACCAACACTGCCGGCTATGCCGTCGGTACCACCGCCATCGTCCTGGCCTCGGCCGGTACCGGCGGTGTTGTGGCTGGCGACATCATCACCTTCGCCAGCGACAGCAACAAATACGTCGTCGCCGCAGGCGATACCGATGTTTCCAACGGCGGCACTATCACCCTGGCTGCTCCTGGCCTGCGAAAAGCCATCCCGGCCGCCGCCACTGCGCTGACCGTCGTATCGGCCAGCACCCGTAGCGCAGCATTTGCCCGCTCGGCGATCGCACTGGCTACCCGTGCACCGGCTCTGCCACCTCAGGGCGACTCGGCAATCGACCGCATGCTGATCACTGACCAGGTCAGCGGCCTGACCTTTGAAGTGGCGATGTACGCCCAATACCGCCAGATGCAGTACGAAGTGTCGCTGGCCTGGGGCACCAAGGCGGTCAAGTCCGAGCACATCGCCAGCCTGCTGGGCTGATACCGAAACCGGTTGCGGCTGGCGCTGCGTGCGCTGGCCCACCTCTCCAGGAGAAGTTCATGAGCAACAAGACCCTGAAAGTAAAGCCATGGGGCGAAGGTCAAGGCGATTTCGTTGTGATCAACGAGGCGGACTTTGATCCGGACCTGCATGACCTGCTGGGCGAGGCTGAGAAGCCCGGCAAGGCCCCGAGCATCGACGACATCCGTGCAGCCCTGACCGGACGAAACATCCAGTTCGATCCCAAGGCCAAGAAGCCGGAGTTGCAGAAGCTGCTCGATGACGCGATCGCGGCTGAAGAGTTGGTCACCAAGCTGAAAGCGGCCCTCACCGAGAAGGGCGTCCCGTTCGGCGATGAAGCCAGCCTGGAAGACCTGCAGAAGCTGCTGGGCGAGGCCGAGTAATGACCACCTACATCACCGTCGAGCAGGTAGACGCCCTGCTTGGGCAGGCCTGGGCGCCCGACGACCAGAAAGCCCGGGCGGTGCTGATGGCCAACACCTGGCTGACGAACCTCCGTCTCCCTTCGTTCGATCCGGTGCCGGATGCCGTCGTGCAGGCCGGTGCTGAGATTGCCCGGGAGGCGGCTGCCGGCAACATCTACGGCACAAAGGAGACCGGCGTGCTGAGCAAGTCGGTCAACGCCGACGGCGTGTCCAGCAGCAAGACGTTCTCCCAGTCGTCTCGCAAATTTAGCGCTGGTGAGTCATTTGCCCTTGCACTGCTGGCGCCATATCTGAACAACACTGGCCAGACTAAGGTTGTGAGGAGCTGATATGGGGCTTCGCGATGAACTACAGGCCGACCTAGCCGAGGCGTTCGATACAGACCTTGCCGATGCGGTTTCGGCGGTTGAGGGTAGTAGGTCGGTGGCGGGCACGTATGACCCGGTAAAGGGCGGCAGTACGCCGGCCGCAACCCTGTCATACGCCGGCCGCGGCGTCTTTGGGCAGTACCAAGCCCGCGAGGTCGACGGCACGCGCATCTTGACCTCGGACGTGCGCCTCAAGGCCCTGCAGAACGAACTGCTCTTGAGGGATGGCGAGCAGATCACTGATATCCCCGCCACTCCTGCCATCGGCGATCGCATCAGCGGCTATCGGGTCATGAACGTGGGGCAGGACGCGGCCAAGGCCACTTGGACCATCCAACTGAGGAAGTGACCATGGCCCGCGGCTCACACATGACAGACCGCTATGGCGGGCTGGATGGAAGCTTCGCTGCTCAGCTACAGCAGTTCGCCGAGCAGGCAAAAGAGGCAATGGACCTGACCTTTCGTGAAGTCGTGATCATGGTTGGTCGAAGGCTGGTGACTATGTCGCCGGTCGGCAATCCGGACCTCTGGAAGGTCAACATAGAGGCTCAGGGCAGTGCATCGGAGAAGATTGCGGCGTACAACTCCAGGGCCGAAGCCATCAATGCCAGTATCACGTCGAACCCCGGCAACTACACCAAAAGTGGAAACCTCAAGGAAGGACTTCGCCTTCGTAAACCACTCACCAAGCGTGAACAGCGCGAAAACTTCGGGTTTGGCGTTCGAAGCGTTGGCCAGGGCTATGTCGGTGGCCGATTTCGCAGCAACTGGCAGCTTTCTACTGGTGTTCCAGCAGTTGGCGAGATTGAGGATATCGAAAGCGCGGGTGAGACCCTGGACAGGATCATCGCTGCAGCTGGTGACCTGAGCGCAGGCGAGGTCGCATTCATCGTAAACAACCTGCCATATGCCATCCCCTTGGAATACGGCCATAGCACCCAGGCTCCGGCCGGCATGGTCCGTGTCACCGTCGCCGATTTCCAGCGGATCGTAGAAGCAGCCATTAGGACCCATCGAGTATGAGCCATGCACGAGCCCGTCAGGCCATCGAGATAAAGCTGATGGCCTGGGCAGCGGCGCGCCCGATCCGGGTCGCGAACTTCGAGCAGGGTTTCGAGGCCTTGCCGGGAGAAACATACCTGCAGGCTTACCAGCTGCCTGGGGAAACCACCTGCCGTTACTTGGGTGGCGAGGCCTACGAGTACACCGGAATCTACCAAGTCAGTATCACCTGCCCGGCGGGCCAGGCCTTGGCGACCGCCGAATCGCTGGTAGATGAGCTCAGCGCCCTGTTCCATGTCGACTCTAAGCTCAGCCGCAACGGCTTCGAGGGAATGGTCACCGAGCCAGTTGACCAAGGCCCAAGCATCCCCGAGTCGGCGACCTACACGGTGCCGGCCA